TGAGTTCTACCCCGCTGGGGAAGTACCAAATGGCGCGACGATCCTCACTGCTGGTGTTGACGTACAAGATAACCGGGTGGCTATTGGGCTCTACGCATGGGGAGCTGGGGAGGAATGCTGGCTTGTAAGCCACACCGAGGTGTATGGCGATCCAGCCGGACAGAAGTTGTGGGATCAAGTGGATGACATCGTATTACGGGATTACCCTCATGCTGCAGGTGGGCGTGTGAAGGTATCAGCAATTGGGGTGGACTCTGGCGGGCACTTCACAAGTGAGGTGTATGCGTATGCCAGAAGCCGGAAAGGGAAAGGCGTGTTTGCGTTAAAGGGTTCGTCTATTAGTAACAAACCACCAATTGGCAAGCCCTCCAAAGTTGATATTAACTACAAGGGGCAAGTGCTTAAGAATTCGGCGGAGGTGTTCCCGTGCGGCACCGACACGGTAAAATCAACGCTTTTTGGCCGGTTGAAGCATAACGAGCCTGGGGCAGGGTTCATTCATTTCCATGCGGAAGCAGGGCAGGAATATTTCAAACAGGTAACAGCAGAACGGCAAGTGGTGCGATATGTGAAGGGGTTTGCTGTACGTGAATGGAAAAAAAAAGCAGGAGATCGCAATGAGGCGTTGGATTGCTTTGTTTATAGCTATGCAGCACTGCACTTTTTATATATGCGATTTAACCGAAATACGGTGTTTGAACAATTTGAGCGGGTGTTGAATACAAAGGAACCAGAAGCACCTAAACCGGTAGAGTTGGGATATCGACCGCCGCAGCGTAGAATGGGAAGGCAAGCTTCTTCGTTCGTGACAAGCTGGTGAGTATTCTTGTCCCAAGCCTTATTTACGCGGGCGACACCGTCGTGTTTGATGTTCTTGATTTTAAGGACGTAATAGGCACAAGTATTTCCAGCGGTACTTATACATTGACATGGTATGCAAGATTTAATCACACGCATGAAGGTGCGACAGTAGTTGGCACAGCGCAAGGCGGCGGTTGGAGAGTTACCGTCCCTGCGGCTACTACAGCCGTATTTGATGCAGGGGCGTGGACGTGGCAAGCAATTGCCACTTATTCAACATTGCAGTACACGGCAGGACGTGGTCAATTCACAGTTAAATCAACAGCGGCTTATACGGGGCAACCTGCTGCTTATGACGACAGGTCACGCGCTGAGATTGACCTGGGCTTTGTAGAAACCGCAATACGGACATTGGCGGAAGGCGGAATGGTGCAGGAATACCAGATTGGTGGCCGTATGTTGAAGCGATATAAAATGATAGAGCTATTACAATTGCGCGACAGTTTAAGGAATGAGGTCGCGATGGAACGTAAGGCTGAGAAAATTAGGCAAGGTCTTGGTAATCCAGGCTTAGCAAAAGTGAGGTTTGTCTAATGGCAATTTTTGGATTTGGCCGCACTAACGTTTTAAAGCGCCAGTTGCAAGAAGCAGGCAAAAAGAATGTGCTGCTGAAGCGAGCGTATGCTGCTGCGCAAAACAATAGATTAACTTCTGACTGGATCAGCCAAGCAACTTCTGCCGATAGCGAAATTCGCGGCGGGATAAGGGTGCTGCGTAATCGTGCTAGGCAACTGGTACGAGATTCTGATTTTGCAAGATCTGCGCTTCGTGCTGTACGAAATAATGTGGTGGGCACTGGCATCAAGATGCAAGCGCAGGTAAGGATGCAACGCGGGGGGAGGCTAGCGGAAGATATTAATAGCAGGATTGAGCAGGAATGGTCCTATTGGGGTTCTGCTAAGCGATGTAACACTGCAGGCAAATTAAGCTGGTATGACATCCAGCGGTTAGCTATTGCATCAGTACTGGAATCTGGCGAAGTATTTATTAGATTTGTAAAGCAACCTTTTGGCGGCAGCAAAGTGCCATTGGGCCTTGAGGTGATTGAATCAGACTTATTGGATGATGACTATAGCGGCATTGAGAAGAATGGCAATGAAGTAAGAATGGGTGTTGAAATAGATAAGTGGGGCCGCCCTGTTGCTTACCACTTCTATGACTACCACCCTGGCGATTATTTATTCAGCTATGCGCAAAAAGCGGCCAAGAAGCGCGTTCGTATCCCTGCAGAAGATGTTCTGCATTTGTATTTAATTGAACGTCCTGGCCAGACAAGAGGCATCAGTGCATTCGCATCAGCAATCTTGCGCTTGCGCAACCTCAGTGGCTATGAGGAGGCCGAGATTGTAGCTGCTCGCGCCAGTAGCAGCATGATGGGATTTGTAAAGACACCTGACCAAGAACTGTTTGAAGATGGCACCCAAGACAACGAATCAGTGCTCGATTTTTCCCCTGGAAGCATAAGGCGATTGGCCCCAGGGGAGGAGATGCAATTCTTCACGCCTAACCGCCCTGACGATGCATTCACGCCATTTGTTCAGCAAATGCTACGTGCTGTAGCGGCTGGCATTGGGTGTTCTTATACGCAGGTATCAAGTGACTTCTCGCAAAGCAATTACAGCTCATCTCGGCTTGAGCTAATAGAAACCAGAGCGCATTACAAAACTTTACAGCAATATTTGATTGAGTCTTTATGCGAGATGGTGTATGAGAAGTGGATGGATATGGCAGTAATGAGCGGTGTGTTGGATCTACCTGGATTTGATAGCAACCCAGAACGTTATTACGCAAACAAATGGATTGCACCTGCAGCGCAGTTTGTTGACCCGCAAAAAGAAGCCGCTGCGTATAAAGATTTGATCCGCAGCGGGATTATGACGCTATCGCAAGTAATAGCACTGCATGGCGGTGATTTTGAGGATCAAATGCGGCAACGCCAGCATGAGCTAGCTGTTGCTGATGAGTTTGGCATCGTATTAGATACAGACCCTTCGCAGGTTTCAAGTAACGGCATCTCACAACCTGTGCCTAACCCGCCAACAGAACACCCGTTAGAGCATGAAGCAGAAGAAGAAGAAGAGGAGGAATCTGAGGAGGATGCAAGCTAATGGAAGAGTCGGGTAACATGAGCGGCATGGAGCCAACCGCAGAGGATCTCACAATGGATGATGCAACAGAAGATCGCGCAGAACCTAATGCTTTAAAAACCGGCGATTTTGTTGAGTGGGGCAGCAGCGGCGGAACTGCTCGCGGCAAAATCACACGCATCCTTAGAGATGGCACCCTTGAAGTTCCCGATTCTTCTTTCAGCATTACCGCAACAGAAGAAGACCCAGCGGCCTTGATTCGCATTTACCGCCAAGGCGATGATGGCTATGAAGAAACTGACCGCTTGGTAGGCCATAAATTCTCAACGCTAAGCAAAATTGCAGCATTGCGATTTTTTGACGGTAATGCAGTTACTCGCTCTGTGAGTACTGAATTTAAGATGGCGGATGAAAATGACCGCACCCTTGAGTTTCCTTTTGCTAGCGAAAAGCCAGTAGAGCGTTACTACGGCATGGAAGTATTGAGCATGGATGAGAAATCCATGGATCTAAGCAGGCTCAACGATGGAGCACCACTGCTTTATCAACACGATGCAGATCGGATTATTGGCGTAGTGCAAAAGGCATATATCAAAAACAAAAGAGCTTATGCAAAAGTAAAGCTTGCAAACAACGAGCTTGGCCGTGAGATGCAAGAATTAATAAAAGATGGGATTATGCGTAATGTAAGTTTTGGTTATAAGATTACGCAGATGGAAACTGATGAATCAACCTCACCTGTGACTTATCGCGCAACAGGATTCGAGCCCTTCGAACTTTCTCTCGTGACGGTCCCAGCGGATCCTTCAGTTGGGATAAGCCGTGCCTTCTATCATAAAGAAGTCACGGAAGCGGCCTCAGCCGTTCAAAAACAACCTACCGGAGTAACAACAGTGGATCAAACCCTCAACCTTGAGGCTGTCCGCGCTGAGGCCGCTCAGGCCAAAGCAAAGGAAGCCGCCGAGATGATTGCTCTTGGGCAACGCACCAAGAACATGGAAATGGCTTCAGAGTTTATTGCTAACTCCCGTGGCCTTGAGGAATTGCGTTCTGCACTTCTTGAGAAAATGGGCGTACAAGAAAAGCCTTTAAATCCTTCTGATGCAGAAATTGGCTTGAACGAAAAAGAGAAGCGTAACTTCTCCTTTGTTCGCGCTCTCAATGCAATGGCTCATCCCAATAGCCCTGAAGCGCAAAAAGCTGCTGCGTTTGAAATTGAAGTTAGCCGCGCTGCACAAAAGCAGTCTGGCAAGGAAGCCCGTGGCATCCTGATCCCTGCTGATGTACTTGGCTATGGCCGCCGCGACCTAACCGTAGGTAGCGCATCCGCTGGTGGTGATTTGGTCGCAACTGAACTGATGAGCGAAAGCTTCATTGATTTGCTGCGTAAAGCTTTGGTACTGCAAGGTGCTGGCGCGACAATCATGACTGGCCTCCAAGGCATGGTTGCTCTTCCACGTCAATCAGGCGGTGCAACTGTTTATCACGTTGCAGAATCCAGCAGCATCACCGAATCAGCTTTAACAGTTGATCAAGTAACAATGCAGCCACGCACAATTGGTGCTCTCACCGATTATTCGCGTCGTCTGTTGCTGCAATCCAGCATCGACATTGAGAACCTTATCCGTCGCGATCTAGCTCAAAGCATTGCTATTGAGGTAGAGAACCAAGCGATTAACGGCACCGGCACCGGCTCCTATCCACTAGGCATCTTGAATGTCACCGGGATTAACACTGAGTCAGGCGTTGCTGCTTTCAGCGACTATGTAAATGCTGAGGCAAGTCTTAGCACCGACAACGCATTGCTGGGCAGCCTTGGTTATCTGATGAACTCTGCATTACGCGGAACTCTGAAGACTACCGAAAAAGCCACCACTACCAATGGCGTATTTGTTTACGAAGCTGACAACACCATCAATGGTTACTCAGCTTATGTATCCAACTCAATGCCAAACTCCACCGCGATCTTCGCTAACTTCAGCGACATCCTGATGGGCTTCTGGAGTGGCCTAGACATCATGGTTGATCCTTACACAGGATCAGCTTCCGGCACCGTTCGTGTGGTTGCCATGCAGGATTACGACATCGCAATTCGTCATCCTGAGTCCATCTGCAAACTGTCCTGATAACTGAGGAGTAGCAATGCGCATTGAGATTCTGCGAAACACCATTGTTGACCTGCAACAG